ATAGGAATCTTCCGTCCAGCGAACATCACGCAAATGCCAATTACGATGGAGCAATATGGGGCCGCTTGTTGGTGAAATAGCCGGTTCCGAAGACAGAACCGCTTGGCCGAAAGTCGCAAAATCGTGGTCCGCCTCTTTTGTCGCTCTGACAAAATTTGATTCCCGGTCATAAATTGCACGGGTCTGCACCCTGTCCGTCATTGCCAGCCATTGACGCGCCGGTTCGTCTTCAATGATTCCGCGCTTGGCCCGATTGTGGAACCATTGCTTCGATGAAGGGCGCAACATGGCCCCGAACGCATTGCCAAGATCGCGCCGCGCAATGATGGGGTATGACGTATCCAGATTGGATGCGAACTCTTCTCCCAAGTCGCGCCTTACCGTGAAGTCGGCACGTTCTGGATAAAAGTTTTCCGCTAATTCCTGAAATAGATTGATCAGGTTTTGGCTTTTGGAAAAAAGTTCGGTGCCTTCATCCAATAACTGACGATGGCGGGAATCAAGCATGATCAACCAAGCGTTCCGCCACCGCCGAACTGACTACCGGCTAGGGTTTTTATTGTTTCTTCCCGACCGCCGCGTTTACGAGCCCTCTGGATGGCAATCTTTTGTGCCGTCCGAGAGGCTTGCCCGCCCCTTACTGGGGCTTCAGGGGGTTCGGCGGCAGGAGGAAGTGCCCGGGGCGCTGCGGCTTCCGGTCTTTCATCGCCGCCAAAAAGTTTACCTACCGCCTTACTGGCAAGGGTGCTTGCGATGGCTCCGATTACTTGTGAAACCATATTTATCTCCTTTGTCTATGGCCGCGTGATCTTTTTGTAATCACCATCGGCTTTCGGTTTCGTTTTGAGACACGGCTCCCGCCTAGCAGGGAGTTACCGGCCCACCACGACATAATGACCGCATCGCCGCGATCAGTTGAACGTCCAAGGCGTTTAATCAAATCCTCTTTTGGTTCAATTCGTATTCCCCTAGCGGGAACGTCAAAAGTAGGGGCCGCTAAATCAGCGAGAAGGATTTGGTCGGACGGGAGTGCAATTGGAGAACCTCCTTCCTGATCAGGGTCAAGAGCCTCTCTGAATTTCCAGTGTGCGGCGGCGCGGACATTGAAAAATCCAAGCCGCCGGTCCTTGGTTCTCTGAAGTGTTGTTTCGGCACCATTGAAGCCAATTACCTCAATGGCGTTGTCGGTTAGGTGTTCGTAAGTCGGACCACCATACCCTCCGCCCATGTCGAGAATAACAGCGGCGTTATCCTTGCGATTGGCGACGATAATCCCGGTTGAATATTTGCCCATCGCTTCCGGCGGTAAATCCTTGCCCGGGACTTCGATCAGGGGCGCATACCAAGTGTCATATCTCGGGGCGACAACCATCGGGTCTTTGCCGCCGCCCGACGCATCGACTCCCATAGCGGTCATGGGATAATTTAGCGGTGGCCTCTCGGTCCATCGTTTTTGAGCGGCATCAACCCAAGCTGTCGGAATGACCTGTCTCGGGTGATCCCGGAGTCCTACTGAGAATTTTCCTTCGGCGTAGACCTCTCTAAGGTCAGATGTAAGATGGGTCAGTTTATCGCCGTAATCGCTTTGGTCGAGGTCGGGGTTGTCCGATAGCCTGGATCGAATGAAGGTTCTGCTCGTTGCCTTGATCATTCGATTGAATTTTGGGTAGGGGCCGGGGCCCTCAACTTCACGCTCAATGTCGTCTTCGCCCCTGAAGTACCACCTTATCTCCCCTGTCTTGGCGGGGTTGGGATGCTTCTTGTCAAGCCACGCGGCCCATCGCTTTACCAACCAAAGCCCTTCAGCGGTCAACGGCGGGTTGGAAGCGCAGACGATACGGCATCTTTGGTTGGGGTCCGCCGACCGGCACCAGATGGATATGAACTCGAACTGGGTTTCACTGAAATCGGCGGCTTCGTCAAATCCAATAAGATCGTGAGGCTTGCCTTTGTAGGATTGCTTGTCCTCTTCGTTTAAACAACCGCCGAAGTCCAGTGTGCGGTCGGGCATACGCCATTGAAGCAGGGTCCGGTTTAGACCGTCATTGTGACCGACAATTTCGGCGGTCCTTTCGGCAAGCGCCCTAGCGTCCTCACGGATACGTCTGAGGATTAAGGAATTTTTGTGGCGAACCAATGCAAGGCCGCACAATAAATCTGATTTTCCACCCCCTGCCTCTCCGCCGAAATACAGTTCATCGGCTTGGCAGTTGAAGGCGTCAGTCTGTGGGCCGGGGTTTGGAACCCAGATATAATCCTTGGACTTATCTAAAATTTCCCTGTCGAACGCCTTGCGCTGGTTTTCATCCAGCGCCCCCATTTTTTCGAGGATATCGTTGAGAAGGCTCTGTGCCACTAGAGTTGTCCGTTTTGCTTGGCTAAAGCTAGAAGCTGGTCAACCTTCCATTCGAGGGTATGTTCCGGCAATTCCCCGGGGTCGTTAGGGTCCACGCCGTCGAGAACATAAACCTCACGCAAGAAACGAAAGGCCGTTATCTCACCGTTGAGTTGGTTGATTTCAGCCGATAGCTGTTGGTGTTGCGTCGTCTTTTCATTGGAGATGCTTGTCAAATATTCGATCTTTGAATCAATCATCCCGGCAAGGTGTGTTTCCCATCCTTCGGGATATGGAACCGGCTCACGCATGAGGCCGCAACCTTTGGGCATATAGACATTGACCCCTGCCAGCCGTGCAAGGTCGATGAAATGACGGGCCCCGGCATATTGCTTACGATATTCCTCGCCGGATTCTAGGTCGATCCCCCAAATACCAAGGTCGGTGACATTCTCTTCGATTGCCATAGCGACGGCGTAGGCAATTTGGGAAGTGAACCAAGACCGTCCGTATTTCTCGAACATTTTAAGTTTCGGATAGACCACACATGCGGGCCATTCGGGCATGTTCTCTTCAGTGTAGATAATTCGAGGCGGCTCGACTTCCTTCAGTTCGTGAAGATACTGAACGAAACCATCAGGCCAGCGCCCATTGCCATGAATCTCAAAAAGCCTTTCCCAACGGTTTGTGTTCTTCCCGCCGGGGCCGATAGTCCAGAATTCCCATGAAAGATCATTCAGTGGGGCCGCACCCCTGGATGGGCAAGTCCCAAGGATTCCGATCTTGCGGGGCGGTTTGTCCCTGATTTCCCTCTTATACCCATCCAGAACGACGGTGGTGTATTTAGGGTCTGGTGCATCAGTTTCTTTCCGGTTGTCCGCAAGATCGCCCTTTTTCTTTTTCCCCATCAGCCGATGACAACTCCAGCGGTCGAGCCGATGACCGACCATTCAGTTGTGGAAATGCCGCGAAGGCGAATGGTTGTGCCCGCCAATTTAATCCTTGAAACGAACAGTGAGGAACCGACGCCGTTGTTGGCGGGTTGGAAGATGATAGAAGTGGCGGTGCCACCAAGGGTGAATTCCGTACCAGAGGTGCGAATTTCGATTTCCTTGAGAATACCGGCCACCGGAGCGGTAATTTCATGCGCCGTCATAGCCGTGGCCGACGCCGAAGAAAGCAACTGCCGCCCATAGTTGGTGAAGGTCGAGCCGACTGAAGCCGCGACCGCCGATTGGGCGTTGAGGTTTTGACCGTCAAGAGTCATGACACCGACGAAGGATAGGGCCGTCGAGGATGACCTGATTTGACCCGTTGAATCTTTCATCAACGCGCCGTAGGCGTTTTTATCGACGATTGCGCCAGTCGAAGACAGTGCAAGACGCCGACCGTGGATTGAAGTGAGTCGATTGTAAGCCATCTTTTTTCTCCTTGCTTAAAGATGCTGTTGCGGTGGAGTGGGCCTTGTATCCCGGCGGCTCTGACCGGCCTTAACGTCCGTAACCCAGCGTGATGTTGACAGTCACGTTGGTTGAAGAGACAACGGCAAAATGAGTGTAAGAGGGCTTCGGAACCTTCAATATAACCTGATCACCGCCGTTGATCATAATGGAGTGCGATGCCGCCGAGACAATATTCGAGTCACCCAATGCCACATGGTAATGGGGGGCATCTTGTGAGAAAATCCGGATTGATCTACCGCCCGGACTCTGCCATTCGCGCACACCTGTTGCTTCCAAGGAAAGGGCCGTTGAAACATTGGCAACGGATGTGCTTTGGAATGATGGGGCCGTCGAAATAATGGGCTGGAAGCCCTCTAATCCGCGTTTAGGCATGACTTTCTCCTAAAATTTCAGGTGTTCGAGATATTTCTTCTTATTTTTCTTGGCGGCTTTTAAGCCGATGTCGGAGTCGCCGGGCCTTGGAAAAATGTCGCAAAGAACCTTATCCAAAAATCCCATTTTCACACCGGCATCCCGTAGCCGCTGTTGGAGATCAGTGTCGGAAACTTTATTTGTTTCGTTCTGCCAGCAATCGGGGTTGAATTTGAACTTTTTCAGCTTCGACCGATAAAGCCATGTCTGGATGGAACCGACCTTCACCCCGTCAACGTCATACGGCTCCAAAGCCCCTTCTAGGGACATCGCCGTCGCTGAAACGAAATCGAAGGCATGTTCCTTGGCAAAATTCAGCAGGCTGGAAACGAGATTTTTATGCCAAACGTCGTCATCGTCGATTGTTGCAATCCAGTCGCCGGTTACTTCGTCCAAGCCAACATTGGACGCCGCTACTCTTTGGGCAAACCAGTGGTTTTCCACTGTCGGTGGATATGTTTCTTCCCGGGGTATTGAAACGCACCTTACGCGGTAATCCTTTGATTGTGCTTTATGGACTTCCAGTTCGGTGCCATCGGTACAGCCGTGGGCGACGACGATAATTTCAAGGTCTTTATACGTTTGGGCCTGGACGCTCGGAAGCGCCCCTTCCATCAACAAATCAACCCGATTATAGGTCGGGATGTAGATGCTGACTAATTCATCCATTCGTGTCGCTCCGCTGTGCTTTTGATGGTTTCCTTTTCAGAGGCCGTTGGCCGCTTGATGCCGTCGCCTGTCATCTTTTCCGCCGCCAAAATCATTTCGACCATTTTGGCGAATTCGGCGGGTTCCATTGACGCCTTGTGATCTGGCCCGAGTTGTTTCCGGCTGGCCGTAAAATGCTTTTCGATCACCGAAGCGCCATATGCAACGGCAAGGACCGGGGCAACACATCCAAGGGTGTGGTCTGAAAGACCCACCGGACAGCCAAACG